CTCAATCTAAATCAATGATAGCAGAAAAAGAAGCGAAAAGAAGAGCTGGTGGCGCATCTATTGATGCGATGAAAGAGCTAGGATAACTATGTCGTTAACCCAAGATGAATATGTCCAATTAGACACCACTAGCGCAGAGTATCTAGAAGCTAAACAGAAATACTATCCTTTTCAGCCAGATCCAAATAAGCCTGATAATGACAATAATCCTATAGGCAAAGAAGCTATAAAAACTATAGAGATAAATGATAATGATCCATTCTTAGATCAAGATTTAAATATAGTAATTCATTATTATGAAAAGGATTGTCAGAACTGGGCTGAAGAAGATTATGCTAAGGCTTATCTTTATAGAGATGTTTATTCAACTAAAAATTTCTCTGAAAGAGTAAGAGAACAAATGAGTTATTATCCTGGTATGCATCAATCAGGAGGCCAACCAGAAGAAGATCCATTTAGAAAAAATGGAGAGAAGTTATCTGATGCTAGGATTAACTATTGGGATAATGCTATGGATAATCCAAATGCATTTATGGCTGGCCTCGAAAGCAAACAAGGAGACTTTGACTATGGCAAAATATTTGGGTCTGACGCTTCTAATAAAGAAAGAGCAAAGAATATTGGAAAGCTTCTTACTGAATGTATCCCATGTTTCGGACGACTTCAAGGGCCCGACACTCTTTTACCTGACGGAGACCTTCTCGAACTTCATGCTCTTAATATTAAACTAAGAACAGACATATTAGAAAAACTTATGGCTCTATTTAAAGATCCTGGCTATATGTTAGATATCTGCCAGCTATTAGATCTTTTCTCTCATATGTGTCCACAAGATTTGCTGGCAATGCTTGCTGTACTAACACAGTATTTAGCTAAACTTAATCTAGAAATAAATTTTAATTTAGACTTTGTAATCCAGCTAATAGGACCAATCCTAAGTCCTTTCCTTGATGCTATCGGCGCTTGGCTTGATAAGTGGATACAGTTAATTCTTGAACCTATTATTTGTGTTGTTGATCATATAAATGAGACTATCGCTTTAATGCAGAATTTTAGAGTTCCATTTTCTGGTATAAAGACAGATGTAGGTCTTGATGCTGGTGCCGCATTACCATTCCATCAAAACGTATCTAATAGATTAAACATCGGTGGAGAAGCTGGATTCAGAGACCCAGCTGCCTCAATGTTTGAAAAGAGTTCAGGTCCATATGCAGGTTCTTGGGGTAAAGCAGAGCAACAAAGATTTGAAACTCCTTCTTCTCAAAAATACAATCCAGAAGTACCAGAGTATCCAGCACTAGAAACAGGATTAGCGATTAATGAGATAGGTGAAGCTGCAGATAGGAATAACAATGGTACTATCGCAGGTAGACCTGCTGGATATACCGATGAAGAAGAACCTAAAGTACAAAAACTATGGGATGATTTAAGAGATGCAGAAAAAGATAAACAAAACAGGAGAATGGATAGACTAAAAAGGAATGGATCTAAATGGAGTAAAGACGATGTGCCGATGTCAGAAAAAGAAGGTTTTGATTACTCTTTTGATAATAGGTACAACCCAGTTGAGAAACAATCTGGACCTAAACCTCCATCTGCCTATGTAAGTCTTGGACCAGTAATACCTGCTATTGTTCAAATGAGAAATATTGTACAAGGTGCGATTGCCTACATACAAGACTGGTTCGAATATATAACTCAAATGATTCATGATCTTCTTGGTGTAGATTTTGGATGGATGACAAAGAAGACTGGAACGACTGTACTGAAATCTAATATTATCCAATTGATATTTATAATAAAGGCTATCATTGAAGCTATAGCAAAGAATGGATTAAAGTGTGGTACCGATACAAACTACGATGAAGGCCAGTTGCAGTACATCCTAGAAAAAGGACTTAATCCTAAGTTACCAGAAGGAACAAAATTTACTGTTAAACCAAATAAGGATATTGAATTTACTAAGCGAGACATCCCTGATGTAAAGGACAATTCAAAAAATCCAGACAAATCAAAGAAATCCAAAGAAGATCCAACGTTTACACAAAAGAAGCCAAGTGGTAAAATAGAGCAGGAAACTGTTACTGCAACAATAATCAAGAATTGCTTCAAGTCTGTCTCTAGAGAAGAGATGGCCTCAGTTAAAGATTGGATTTCTGATTTTGAAAAAAGAGGCGGCGTAAATGGCTAAACCCAAAGAGGAGACCAAAACGGTCTCTCAACCTAAAAAGAAAATATCTCCAGCTCGCATTCCACCTCCAGTGAGAGCCTATACCAGGAATATTGGAAAAGGAAGAGCTCCCACATTAGAATGGGAAGCTCCGGAATGGGACTTAGCAGAATGCGGTAGAATCTTAGATACAGAATCTTATGTAAGAAGAGCTTTCAGAAATAAGAAAAATCTATTTCTTAAAGAAGGGTACTCTTTTATTGGAGCCGATCCAGAAAGAATTAGATATATAGAGAGTAGAATCCATCAGATGGAAGAGAAGACAGGTATCCCTTTTCCAATGCTATTAAGTACGCTAATCTGGTCTTTAATAAGAAGTAATAACGCTTTCTTAATTAAGGTCAGGAAGACAGAGTTATCTGGTGGCCAAGAAAGAACTGTTCTTGGGAGAACGATAAAACCAGTAGCTGCATATTTCCCATTTCCTGCAGAAACCATTCGTTTTAGAAGAGACGAGAACGGAACAATAAAAGGTTATAAGCAAGTTATAAGAGGGAAAGAAGATAAAGAGTTTCCGCCAGAAGATGTTATTCATTTCCATTTCGATAAAAGAGAAGGCTTTTCAATTGGTACACCAGGTATCGTATCAGTTAAAGACGATATCCGTGCACTTAGAAGAATAGAAGAAAATGTTGAACTTCTTGTATATCAACATCTTTTCCCTTTATTCCATTATCAAGTTGGTACAGAAGAAGCACCAGCTGAAACTTATTCAGATGGCAGAACAGAAGTAGAAGTAATCAAGATGTCTGTTGAGGCTATGCCTACGGATGGATGTTGGGTAACTCCAGAACGTCATAAGATTACTGTGCTTGGAGCAGAAGGGAACGCTCTAGCTGTCGATAAAGTTATAGCCCACTTTAAGCAAAGAATATTTACTGGTTTAGGCCAAAGCTCTGTAGATATGGGTGAAGGTGGAACAGCCAGTAGATCTACTGCTTCTACTATGAGTAGAAATCTTGTTGACGATACAAAAGAAGATCAACGAGAATTTGGAGCTCAGTTCTATTCTTATGTTATTCAAGAACTTCTATTAGAAAGTACTTTCGATCAAGAAACAATATTTGATGAAGACAATAAAGTCTTCTTAAAATTCAACGAGATAGACCTCGAACATCGAATTTCAAAAGCCAATCATTACACAGATCTCTTCTTGAAGAATGCAATTACCCACGACGAATTAAGAATTGCTATTGGAATGAAACCATTTGAAGGAGAAGGTTGGCCAACTTCTACTGATAAAAAAGTTATGACTACTAAAGGTGATGGCGATTGGGCTAGAACCAACTATGGTATCATTGAAAGAGATAAGATCATACTTCAGTCTATTGATGAACCTGGAACTGATGAGGCTAGAGCTCTTGCTGAAACAACAGGACAGAAAAACTCTCAAACTGGAGAAGCTGCAGTAAGAAAAGCTAAAGCTAGTGAAGCTGCTGTTACAATAAAAGTGAAAGGTCCTGCTGCTGAGAATGCAGCTATTTCTGGAAACAATAGACCTAGTAATCAACATGGAACTAGAAATGGTCCTAAGTTAAATAAAGATGAGTTTTCTTTTGCAGATAAAAGACCTGAACTTCAATTAATATATAAACAAGGGATGCCCCTTTCTTCTATTATGACTCAACTAGCTAAAGATGTTAATGAGAACATAAGAAGAAAAGGCGTGTCAATTAGAGAACTTGATAGTCTTCTTAATATTGCGTTTACGAATGCTAGAGATCGTTTAATCAGTTTAGCAAGACGAGCATATAGAATTGGACTAGAAGAATCTGGTTCCAGCATATTCCAAGTAAATGGATCAGATGCAGATGGAAAGATTCAACGACATATAGAAAGATTCGTTTATAACCTGAAAGAAGAAGTTCTTTCTGTCGTTGATAGAAAGACCAAGAAGACAAAAGAGACTATAAATGAAGATGCTTTAATAGCTGAAATAGGTATTAGTTTCTTTAATTATAGGGCAAGAATGATAGATGATAGTGAGATTATGAGAGCTTATAATTATGGATTAGCTTCTGGTTTCAAAGCAATTGGCGTACAAAATATCAGTATAGATCATAGTCAAGACGAGTGTTGTGAGACATGCAAAAAGCATTCTTTGAATTATGACTATTCAAATGCTATAATTTACGAAGACTTACCTCCCCTACATCCACACTGTGAATGTAAGATGAAAAGATCTTAAAGGAGAAAAATGGCGAAATTAAATTTTAATTTTAAAGATGCTTACGTTATAAGTAAGCCAAATGAAGTAGATCTTTCTATTTGGAAGGATAGTCTAATTCCCTCTTATAGTGGGAATAAGAAAGCCCTTCGAGTTGTAGTAGAAGCTACACATTCTGCTTTAGTAAATAGGAATATGAGATGGTACTCCCCAAGCAAAATGAGAGATGGAGCTCCTACCTTTGTTAATGGCAGTAAGCCAGCAAAGATATTAAAGCATCACGACACACATACTGATCCTGTTGGCGTAGTAAGAGGTTCTAGATTCGTACCTACGATCCCTGCAGATTTACAAAATAATCCAGATGTAGCAACACTATTAAGTGAAACTGCTGATATGAAATCACAAATAACTGCCATGAAAAGACTTATTAAAGCTGGAGTCACTTCTCGTCCAGACTGGAAAGGTCTTGGATATGTAGAAGTAATGGCGGATATCCTAGATCAGGAAACTATTGAACAGATTTCAGATGGTAGATTTGATGCTGTATCTACTAGCTTTAGTAGCCCTGGTCATGCCTATTGTTTTATCTGTGGCCAAAATTGGGGCCAAGATGGTATGTGCGAACATCATTCTATTGGTGAGACCTATGAAGACGGGAACGAAGAGAAATGGCCTATGATGTTAGTTCCTGGATTGCATCTTTATGACGAGATGAGTCTTGTAGTTCATGACGCAGATCCTCATACCTTTATTCGTGTTTCCGATGAGAAAGGTGATAAAATAGACCTTTCTTTTAATGAAAATAATGACAGTTGGAAAGAAGCAAACCCAACTACTAACTCTAGTTTTGAATTTAGAGATTTTATCGAGGAGGATAAAAACATGTCAGTTCCAAAAGAACCAGAAGTAGAGGCTCCAGTAGCTCTTACTTCAAAAGAAATCAATGACAAGGTAGTTGAAAAAGTAAATGCTATTCTTGCCAGCGAAGAAAACCAAGAGGTAAAGGATGATCCTAGACCTATATTGGCTGAGTACGAGAAGCTTCCAGACTCTTCATTCTGTGGCCCTGATAGAACATTCCCAGTTGTTTGTGCTATTAGTGCTGATGCTGCTCTGACAGTACTTGAATCAATTGAAGATCTAGAAAATAAAGAGGAAATCAAAGCAAGTATTACGAAAAAGAAAGATATGTTCGTAGCTTGTGGAGAAATAGTTCCTCCTACGACTTCTGATACTCAAGAAACTCCAGAAGAAAAACCACTAACAGACGAAGAAGTTCAAGCTTCTTTTGCTAAAGCAGAAGCCGAACTGATCTCTAGAAAGCTAAAAGTTGCTAGAGAGTGTAGTTCTTGTGCCGATGCGAAGACAGAAGTTGAACTTACTAAGGCAGAAGTGGTAGAATTAAAAGAGAAATTAGCAGATGCTAAGAATACACTTAATGTTCTTAGAGAAGAACTGCGTTTCCAACAGTCAGATTATATCCATCAAGTAGACAGATATATCGACTTAGAGCTACAATTACGCAATAAAGATTTAGAAAAACTTGCAATTGTAGGTACTTTAGTTGGAAAATATAAAAGTATTGATATTGCAACAGAATCTTTGAAACTTGAAGACCTTAGTACCGTTGGAAATTCCATTATGGATAGTTTCGATATCCAGAAGATTTCCGATAAGATCAATGATGGAATGGCAAAGAAACCTGCCGAAGGCCATATTGATAACCCCGTAGAGAGTGGAGACAAAGACGCGAGTAAGATCATCGACTCCCTTTCTGCACCAGGAAAAAAAGTAATTGAGAACATCCAAGAGATGATCTCTGAAAAAAGAATGACTGACGCAAGAAAATTATTCAACAAGATGCTGTCTAATAGGGTACTCCCATTAGGCTTAACGTTCGAAACGATTTCAGCAGCTAAAAATGATCCTGCTGAATAAACTTACCTGAGGAGGTAAATAGATATGAGTATTTCTAGAGGATATGTTCCCAATCACAAATACTGGGATCAAATTGGTAGAGTAACTCCTAATGTGGAGTACTGTGAATCTGATCGTCCACACATTGAATTAACCGTAGCGCCTTGGCTACCTGTTAGCCGTTATGACCGTGAGTATGAATATTACATCACTGTGTCGGCTGGTAAAATGGTAGCAGAAGACCGCGAAGGTAAAGCTGTTCCTGCTGGTCTTAAGAAGAAATGGAACGCAGCTATTGGCGCAGGTACTGATGTACTAACCTATTCAGCAACTGATGTTACTGAAAAAGTTATTGATGTCACTACAGGTAAACTACTTACTGCTGCATGTGGTTATACTGAAGCCGAATTAACTGCCGCTCTAAAAGAGAGAGGCTTTATTCGTGCTACCGAACGTGCTTGCGATTTCATCAGCAAGCCAATCGGTATGGCTTCTTATAACTATTACAAAGCTGCTGGTACGGATCATTTCAATCCTACCAAACTATTCCAACACAATGTACGCCCACAAGCTCTTGTGGCTGTTACTTGTGACTATGTAGCTACTCTTCCTGTTCTTCCTGCTATCGTTACTGCAGAAGAGCAAGCTGGAGCAATTGCTAGTTCAATTGATTGGTCTACTGCTCGTACTAAAGGTTGGTTTGACGCTACTGCTCTAGCTGGTCTAGTTAAATATGATGGCGTTATCGCTGCTACTGATGATGTTGTAGGTTACGTATTCGCTAACTTCCCACTTGCTCATATTACTTCTGACAGCCCACTAACTTCGTCTACTGCTGGCTTAGTTAATCATGTAGGTTCTGTTGGTGCAATTGCTGCTGCTGGAGACTACTTCGTTGATTACGATCTTGGTATTCTTTTCCTTTATGAAGCTGGTGGAGATGCTATTCCTTCTCCATTCTCAGTAAGTACTACAATCACTTATTACCATTACCAAGCTGAAGGTACTTCTACTAACACTGTTAGTACCTACGCATGTGCTACTGGCGATCTTGATTATGGTGACTTTGTTACCTATGATGAGAATTCAAATCTAGTTAAAGCTGTTCTTGATATTGGTACTGCTGAAGGCTATACCGTTGGATACGCAAAATATTCAGCCGATCCTGAGTATGATACCCAGACTGACAATGGTATTATTTCTAGACAACTAGAGAATGCTATTGCTGGCTATATGACTGGTATCGTAGGTCAAGTAATTGGTGTAGTTAGCTACCCAAGAGATTATCTAGAGAAAGTTGCCACTTCTTATATGGGACAGTCCGCTGCCAATATGAAGACCCCTGGCTCTGCCACTGGTGGCCGTACAGACCAATTAACATATGCTAACGCAGCCGAAAAAATGGTTGTCGTTAACTTGATTTTACGATAAGTCGGAGGAGGATTTATTATGAAGAAAATTGATTACGATAGTGCCTTCGGCAGCAATTATTCGCTTTTCAGAGATACTTGGATGGCGAATGGTTTCAATGAAGTCATTCAATCTAAACTAAGTTTCAGCGATCTTATGGCTACCCCACAAGCGTCCATCTGGATGCCCAAGGTAATCGAAGATATCGTTCGTGAGCCAGTTGAGCCCATGCTCATTATGCCCAGCTTGCTTGACCGTATTGCTTACACCCCAGCGGCTCGTATTACGTTTGGTGCCTTAGGTGCCATGACTGCCGACGATATCGCTGAAGGTATGGCGTATCCAGAATACTCTCTAAACGTTGCGCCTGGTAGCATGACCATCAACGTTGGTAAAACTGGTGTTGCCTTCAAGATCACTGAGGAAATGCAGAAGTACTCACAGTTCGATGTCATGAATATGCACATTCGCGCTGCTCGTCGTGCCCTTGATCGTAAGAAAGAGAAAAAAGGTATGGACTATATTTCTGGTCTTGGCGTTACTCTATTCGATAACGTTAACCCAACTGAGTCCATCTATGGTACCTGTACAGGTCGTTCTATGACTGGTGCTGGCAATGGTTCTTGCCGTATGGAAGATCTATTAAAAGCCTATGCCCATATTATGATGCAAGGTTATATTCCTGATACAATTCTTCTTCACCCACTAGCTTGGTCTATGTGGCTTGCAGATCCATTGCTTCAGACTATCGTGAAGAACACTGGTAATGGCCAGTGGTTCCAGCCACGTAATATGCCAAAACAGGGTCAGCCATGGGCTAATTCTAACCAAGCTAAGATGGGTCTTCCTGGTGGCTTTGGTCAGTATACTCCTGGTGGCAACGTTGGTGGGGAAGCTGCTACTGGAACTGGCGAAATCGACCAGAACCTTAATACTCCAGCTATCATCCCTAGCTATTTCCCATATCCATTGAAGGTTCTTGTATCTCCATTCGTTCCATTCAATCAGGCTAACAATACCTGTGATATCATGATTTTCGACAGTGCAAATCTTGGTGCCATCGTTGTTGACGAAGATGTTTCTATGGACCAATGGGAAGACCTTTCAGTTGATATCCTAAAGGTTAAACTAAAAGAACGCTATGCTTATGCAATCTATGACGATGGTCTTGCTGTTGGTGTTATGCGTAACATCCCAATCAAAGCCAATGAGATCGCATTCCCAGTTCAGCCAACCATTAGTGCTGCTGGCAGCTTAGGTATTCTTGATGTTACAAGCGCTATCTCCGGTCTATAATACGTCAAGTTAATCTGACGTAACGTCTGGAAAAGGGAGGGAAGTTGGTTGCTTCCTTCCCTTTTCTTTTTTATAATGAGTAGTCAGCAAAAGAAGGAGTTCTTACATGCGGCTAATAAAGATCAAGATAAAACCCTCTACACCTTTCTGGAATATGGGACCAATTAAACTAAGTCAAGACCTTATAGAAAGTCCTTATTTAGATGTAGACAAACTGACAGAAGAACAAATAGCGATAATTCTAAAGGCTAAGAATTATGGAGAGATTCGTATATTTGATAGTTCTGGTAAAGAGTTAAATTCTATTAGCCCAGAAGAAGTGCAGTATGGATTTATAGTAAGTGAAGAAGACGAAGAAGAACCATTCATG